CCCAGGGCAGTGGTGCATTGACCTGTATGCCTAGAAGCATCACCTTCAAACCTGATTCCTAAGCCCTTAGCTCTCCAATGATCATGCACTTTGCTCCATAAATTTACCACAGCTGGATTGCCGCCCAACAATTTGTATATTTCCATCTCTGTCGCTATAATTGTTGAATCAGTTTGTCGATCCTGTTTTTCTAAATCATCTTCTGCGAACAATATGTCTTCACCATCAATTGTGTTGAATAAAGCGCTGATTTGTTTGGGTGTCATGCCATCCGTGTACATTATTTCTTTAACTAACACACGTTTCAAATTTTCTTTCAATTGTTTGAAGAATGATGCAAATATGGCAGTTATTCCTTTACGTTGCCACACTATCAACCTCACTTTTTGATCTTCTATAGTGTCGGGCATTCTCGTTTCACCTGAATCATTATACACTTGGTCTTTCAATCTTGATTCCAATTTCATATGTATGTTGACCTTATCCAAACCTCTTATATCTAAGCCACTGCTCAAAACATCTTCTAAGTCATCCACCACATTTGCACAGTCAGGTCTCTCTTTGATCCATTCAATGATTGAATCTGCATCAACCCCAACAGCTTGTAAAGATGCTGCTGCACCAGTTTGGAAATAAGTCTCAGCAAATAATTTTGCATCAACTTTCGGGTCGTGTTCAACTGTGCGTAGAGTTAACTTACCTCCGAACAAGGTGCTAACGGCTTGGAAGCCTGCACCCATTCTTTTGGTATATGCTGGTTGGGAATGACTAGGATAATTCACCAGGGTTGATTTAGTTACAGTTTTCAAGCCGTTGAAATCTGGATTCGACCTCAACTTGATGTCATGGTTGGGTAGATCCAAATTTGTGTCCACCATCGCGGTCTCATCATCCCAATAATTCATTATGTGAGCTGGTATAACCGGTTCAACAATGTCACCATTAATTGGCGATGTGTACACACCGTGACCAACAAGCACTAAAGCTGGTTTGCCATCTTTTTCAAGAATCATTTTTTGATTTGAATCATCTTGATAAGTGATGTCATCTAAACTCTGTATGCTATTGACGACAGCCATTTGTTCGGTAGTCAATTTTTCGAGATAGGCTTTTGGTTTGGTAAAGTTTTGCACAAACTTTCTGTCCATGTACATTTGTTGCAAATCATCTATAGTGGTTGCCAACTCGATATCGTCATCTTTGTAACCTCTACCAGTTGCACTAATCACCATTTTAACCAATTTATTTGTGTCTATGATCTCATTGCCTTCAATTTGAACCGGAT